CATAAGAATTTTCATCAAACGGGTGGTAAAGTTTTGCGCTACTGCTCTAACGTGAGGACTTGTGTTGTTAATGTAAGCAGCAAGGTTCTCATATTCAAAAATCAGAGCATCGTTAAAACTATCTGCATAGGTTACAGTCTTTTGTGGATTACGTCCATTTGCATCAAAGTGATTCCGTAACAACGTATAGATTGCATAGAACTTAGAAGCAAATTCTTCAATTGGTTGATTAACAACTTCAAACGTTCCTGCCTTAGAAAGTTGTTCAAGACGCATACGGTGTTGTTCATGTTCAGGGACTTCCTTAACAAAAAGAAGCATACGCTGAAGAACACCCTTATTGGCAATCACTTCTGTAAGATTCTCAGGAGGATAAGTCATAGCAATTACTGAGCGTTGACTAAAGCAATGCATCACCTGATTGTCGAAAGAAGATAGAGCCTTTGTGATAACCCAAGATTCACCTGCAAGGGTATTCATTAAGGTATTCAAATACACAATAGATTTTTCGTTGTGCGAAGTTGGCTTAAACACACCGGAATATTCAAACTCGTCCCAATGGGCAAGACCGGAACCTTCCAATTGGCCCGGAATACGTGTCCATTCTTCACCTTCTTCACCCATATCTTTGCTAAACTTACCAATCAAAACAGAATCAGTATAATCGGTCAAAGAGAAAGTGTTGAAAAGCGTAGGCAGGTTGTGGTCTTTCCAGACCATATTTGGATGACGCGGACCATTATTGATTTTATCATGGACCTTTTCTGCAACAGGACCAACAAAATTCCAAAGAGTTGACTTTCCTGTTCCTGAAGTTTGAATCCATGTAAAGTGAACTCGCGTATCTTCTGTGTTCATTCCCGAGCCAACGTGAACAAAGTCTTTACAGATTTGCCCAAGTAGCACAAAGAAGGAAACTGCCGCAGGTGTTTCGTTTTGATGCGAAACTTGAAGCGCGGTTTTAACGAATTCTCTTGCGAGTTTCGGTAACTGCTCCGTGGAAATCACGGCATCTTCTTCATAGATTGCGAAGTCTTCTTCTGTAACGTTCTCATATTCTCCAACGAGTTGTTCCATAAACTCGTTTTCTTCATTTTCTTTATTCATACTCTCACCTTATCTTCTGAGTTTAACGTATCTAAAATTCGCTTTGCGACGGTTGGACCGATACCTTCCAACCTTGTGATTTCGTGGGACTTTTGTTCCCCAATCTCCATCACGCTTCCAAACTGTTCAATCAGTTTTTCCGCTTTGGACTCCGACACTCCCTTGATGGTCGAAAGAACATCAACTCTTAGGTCGTCCGTAGCCAATCTCTTATGTATTCTTGGTTTAATTGTTTCTCTATTCATAGGTTGCATTTTACATACGGCAGTAATGATATCGGATGCTTCCTCTTCAGTTGATACCCAAAGAGGCTTAGTGTCCATATCTAAAATAATTCTGCCAATTGCTCCTAGGAATTTATTTCTTAGCATAATTGCCCGTGTGTGAATAGGCATATTATTTGGTGCATTTTCAATTACGTTGTTAATTGCTTCATCAATTGTCCCATAGATAATCACAATATTAGTTTGGTATGCTCTATCCATGTTATCAATTTGTGTCCACATTCTTTTACTTAGAACCGAACCTAAGAAATCCGTTGTGGATTTTGCTTCAAAACATACATCGTTGAAGACATAATCTCCAATTTCAATCCACTTCTTTTCAGTTCTAATGTGCAGCATTCTTGCTTTTTGTTCAACTAGTCTAACTAGTTTTGAACCTTCTTTTTCTCTTGAATCTATGATTAACATTGTGCTACCTCCGTTACTGATGCTAAAATAAAAGCAATAGTGCCTGTTAAATAGAATCCAATTCTAGCATAAAACATTACATCTTTACGAGACATTTGGAAACCTCCAACATTTTCCAACACAATAACCTTCTGCGATTAACTTTTGGCACTTCGCAGAGTATCTGTTATTTCGGACTGTGAAACTGACGTGCTTTAGTGATTCCGCTTGGTCCCAATCCATCCAGACCTCATCGGATTTACCATACACTTCTTCAATTTCATTCATAATTCTTTGAACAATTGGTTTTGCAGATACCGCAGTAAGATGCGGTGCCGTGCAATTGGTCAAGATATCTCGCCAAAACTGAACAAGATAAACACGCGCCATATGCCCCGGATTCTCCACCATCGTTGCGTTGTGCAAACATGGAAGGATGGGTAGTTTTCCGTTGTGTTGGGGAACAGAAACCTCACCTTCGACCATCTCAATAGGGGGTTGTTCGGGGAAGACAACCTTCTTAGAACCCGACTTTCGGAAGGGAATAATCCTAGGCTTGCGAGCCAAAGACAAAATATCTTCAAGGTTCATAGAAAACACGTCTTCGTAAAAAATAGGGATACAGTATAATGGATTACCCTGACCATCATCAGAAGCCATATTCACAGTATTTGGAATACGACGTAATCGGGTAGTTTGACCTACTCGGTCATCGAGAGAAGAGCCTCCACCATTCCCTTGAATATACTCTTTGACTTCTCTAAAATAAGCCTGAATATTTCTAATATCGTGTGTGCGCTCTCCCTCAATGAATAAATGAAACCCTCTCCCTGAAAAGAATAATGTGTGCATCAAATCTTGTTCTTTTACCATTTGCATAGTAATCTTTACATCATCGAATGCTTTATTCAAACGTTCTCCATGCGCGTCAAAGTCTAGAAAGATTCTGTCTAGAATTACTGAGGATTCAACCTTTGCCTTTTCTGCAAATTGTTCAAAGTCATAAACCGTAGTATAGACATTAGTTCGATTATTCTGAGCCATAACAAACTCAGTATAATCATTCTTCGTCCTCACGATTTTCCTTCTCATTTGTGGTGCGTTCTTGATGTGACTTCCCGCCCACACTTCTCTCGGAAATTTCATGTGTTTGCCCCCTAAAATTTACTGTTGCTCCATTGAGCATTTCTCTGATAATTCCGGCTACCTCTCCTTGAAGAGAAGCCATAATTGCATCCCGCATAGCATCTTCAAACATGCTACCGACATAGCCATCGTTAATTCTAACTTCACGAATCAATTGGAACCTTTCACTAAGACTCATCTCTGAATATAGATTACTAGAAAGTTTTTCAATAGTTTCTTTCAGATTTGAAATTTCTGTGAATGTCCAATCCTTTGCTAGAACCTTTGCTTGTATTAAGTCTTTAATCATTATAACCACGAATCCGTTTGTGCTTCATCACAAATACCAAAGAATGAACAATGGCTACAGGTTTTATAATAAAACTTAGCAGGAAAGTTTTGTGTTTCATACGCATGGAGGAGTTTAGCAATACCGTCAACAACAGAAGTCATTGAACGTTTCTTTGCTTCTTCAACATACATGTAGTTTGAAACAGGGTAATACCAACCCCAATGAGTTACTCTCATATCTTTAGTTAGGCCATTTTTGATAAGAACTTCTTCAGGTGCAGATTCAATCATCAATTGATAGAAAGCCATTTCTTTTCTCATTGAGGTGGTCTTCCAATCTTTCCACGGTCCTGTCTTTAACTCCAAAGGAATTAGAGCATTACCTTCTCTAAATACTCGGTCAATGATTCCTTGAAGATGGAGTTTATAGTCACGCTGAAGAGGAAACTTCTTACTTTGATTTGCGCGGAAAGTAATTTCTGCATCAAATAGTCCTTCATTCACAATCGGAATAAACTCATCCACCTTTCCTTCGTCTTTTGCTTCTTGGAACCTTTGTGCTTCTGCTGCCGCCATAGTCAAGTAAATGTCCACATAATCATCAATAGGATGAAGACTTTCACAGTAAGATTGAAGTTCTTCACTAGTCATCCCTTCTGCTTTCTTAATATCAAAGTCCTTAAAGAAATCTTCACGCGCATTATGCACAACAGTTCCTTTACGCATGGCTTCGGTTTGGTCTTGAGGAAGTCTCTGAATATAACTAAAACCATACTTCTTGGGACACCAATCGTGTGAACCAAGAGATGATTTAGTAATCTTCAAGATTGGTTGAGAGGGGTCTTCTGCCCAATCAGAGTTCCAATCATATGTGTATTCATCCATTGACTTGATTACAGTCTGATATTTAGTTTCGTTATCCATTTTTACCACCATTCGTCTAGTGTTTTTAGTTCGCCAACCCTTATTTGGTTAGCATCCCAACCCATCGCTTTATAGACAGGCTCGGCTTTTTTAACTACCTGCTCCGCATAGAAATCGTAATCTGGCTTGATGCCTTCAAAATCTTCAGCAGACGGGGCAGATAAGTAAGTTACAGGTCTTTGTTCCTTTGTTAGAGGATGGGTGAACTTATCATAACTGTTCACCTTTAGGAAATGGTAAGAGTCTGCATCCGTCCATGAAAAGTTGTATCTCTCCCATGCATGGATTAGACCCGCAATACCTTCTTTAATTGAAGGCCTCTTACCTTCCTTCGTTACAAACTTATTCGTATTAGTTCCACAAATCTCACAGAAAGTTTGTGTTAGGCTATCCCTAAGATGGACCATCTTATTTCTACATTCATAATCAGGGCAGCGAATTAAAAGCCTATCTTCCTTTAATCTGGACCGCTTAATGATAGACTTGAGAGGCACTTCTCCGTTCTTAACAAACCTAAACATATCATATAGATACTTGTTGATATCTTTAAAAGATACCTGTTGAACCCACATTTGAAGCACCTTCGTTTGAACTTCTTTTGCTAGTTTAGTTTCACTAACTCTCTTTGCCTCAAAGCCCGTCATTGTGAATTTTGGCTTGTCTAGAAAAACACCGTCTTCCCAAGAAACCATACCTGCGTTACGGTTCTTAGTTACTCCGACTCCCAATGCTGAAAAATATTTCTCAAATTCAAGAACAACGGGGTGTTCATCAAGACCGAGAACATTCGGGAACCTTTCTCTTACTTTTTCTTCGATTGTTTTAATAGAAGATAAAGCACGGTCAATGTCGTCAATCTGAACATAGATTGAATCTGTGTGACCATAAACTACTTTCATTCTTCTTCACCGCACCAATCGCATGTAAATGTTTCTTCACAAGATACGCACATAAAGTCTACACCATCTGTAGTCCACATTGATTCGCCACAACAGCGACAAATACTATCAGGTAAGTTGTTCACTAGCCTTCTAAGCCTTTCTAATTCAGAAGTCACTTCCACCACCCCTTTCCTGAGTAGTGTGTGAATTTCATAGCGGGCGCTTCATGTAATTCTTGGATTTCAGTTACCGCACCACGGAGGGCCATAACTTCTTTCACAATAGAATAAAGTTCATCCCTTTCATCTTCGAGATGATTGATTCTTTGCGTTAGTTGTTCGATTTTATCTTCCAATAAATTAATTCTGCTTTCATTATCTAGTTTCATTCAATTCTCCTCCATGTTTGTTTTCCAATTCTTATCGTATAAGGACTCATTTTTAGTCTCAAAGCGATAGCGTTTGTATGGGGTGTATATTTACCCATCTCATCGAACGCTTTCCCTTTAAATTCACCTGTGAAAAATTCATCACCTACATCATAAGTCTTAATGAGTTCTTCAATTCTATCTTTTATTGTTTTCATTCCGGGCATTTTAATTCATCTCCTTTGCTACGAATGCTGCTTCTCTAATTGCTTCTCTTGCTGATGCTGTGATTGAAGCAGCCAAATCTACATCAGCCCAACCAAATCCTTGAAAGGCAACAATGCCATAAAAGGAAGCCATTAATCTCTTAGTGGCCATTTGGTTATTATACCATTTTCGATACTCGTTATCATCTCCGGCGTCACGCGCGGCTCGCATACGTCGCTTATATTCATTTCGCAAGTCTTTGAGAGTTAGGACTGAACGAGGCAGAAGTCCCAACGTGTCCGTTTTATAGTAGTGAATATCTTCCTCAATGACCGGCGAGAAATCGCGGGGCGTTTTTATGTTGACCTTGAATTCAGTTGGTTCTTCAGATTTAGTTTCCCATGAAATATTTCTTGCAATCATCATAGAAGGATATAGACCGGCAAAGTCAAAAGCCGCTACGTTAAGATGTAATCCATACGTTCCTTCTGATGTTGGTTCATAAATCATAGCACCATCATACTTTTGTCGCTCTTCAGGCTTTACACCCGTTGGTGCTTTCCAAGAAGCGTTACGCATAAAGTAAATAGAACCCATGTGAGATGCGAAGAAACACGCATCAAACGGAGCGATAAGAAGTCTTTGCAGAGATAAAATTGCTTCACTACAGAAGTTTGTTTCATCAATCTTACGAAGAATTTCTACGTCAACGAGAGCATACTGAAGATAGTGGTATGTATCTTCTAGCCAAGCACGATTATAGAAATCATCTCCTTCAAACTTAGATTCCCAAGATTTACCTTCACCAAACAAAAGATTTGAAACATAGTCCAACCTCAGAGAAGGTAACGTTCCTCGCTGAGAATCGTTCCATTGTCGCTCAAAAGCAACGTCTAAGTTAAGAGTTATGCGCCCCTTGATAGGCTGAGAAATTGGCGAGAACCCTTTCTCTCCCTTAACGTATTCATAACCTCCCTTACGGTTCTTGATGCCGTCCACGGTATAAATAGGACTGAGCATATGAGGGTTGAGGTCGTTAGCACACATTCGCTTCAATAGAACAGGCAAATCGAACTTAAGTCCAAACCAAGCAATAAGCATATCAGGGTCTTGTTTAATCATTGTTTGAGTAAAACTCTCAAGCATTTCTTTCTCAGAAGAAAAGACATACATCTCATTTTTATATTGTTCAATCTTAGGAACTCCAAAATCTTCTTTCTTTTCTGGGAACCAAGTCCAGAGATAGAATGTTTCTGTAAAGTTATCATAAAGACTGATTGCAGTAATCACATCTTTATATTCTCCACTAGGCATCCATTCCATATCCCAATACCATTTTCTCATCTTATACTCAGGCATTTCCTCCATTTCATCAACGCAATAACGAAAATGGTATGGAACATCTGCTTCCCAAGTCCTTGAGAAACTTTCCTTTGCTCGATAAATGTCGTTAGACTTATCAACAAACACTTTCTTGAGAGGTATTTTATCAAGACTAATCGCGTCAGTCTTTTGAAACTCAAACTCACGCGATAGAGTCCTAGATATCTTATATTCCCTCGGTTCAGGATGAGCATCTTCAACATAGAAATATGGGCTAAATTCGACTAACTCAGTCTTCTTTTCACCGTTTTCTCTCCATGATTTATAGATGTGTCTTCCTGTTGCTGCTTTACAGATAATCATTTAAACACCTTGATGTGGAGCCTTAACGAGCCTTCGGTCATCAGCGATGATAACCAAGGGTGCATCGTCTAGCACATAAAAAGTCAGTAATTGGTCTTTCTTGAAAAACTTATGGAGTGGACCACTATACTCCAAAGTGGCAGGGTCGCCTGTTCTAAATGCAGGTTCCACAGTTTGTGAAAACTTCGATTCTGTGGACATTTGAGAAGAGAATACGAGAGAGTCTTTCTTAAACTCAATCTTATAGATTCCCTCTTTAACTAGTTCACACGAAGTAATTACGTCACTAAATTGATTTGAAGTCAGCACAAAGGCTCCTTCAAAGTTTGCCTTACCAAATGACGGAAGTTTTTCTGGGTCTAAGGCATATGGAATATCAGATAGCCTTTCACCCATTCGAGTAATTGCATTCATCTGAGGCCATTCAGTAATTCTAGGTAGTGATGCTTGACGACCTTCGCTTTTGATAATCATGTAGTCATCAAACTCAAGCCTTACATCACCATCAAAACGCTTTAGGAAAGAGATGAAGCCATCTGACTTTCCAATATAGCCACCGGATGATTCCACTTCGGCTTCAAGACTGATGTTCACAATAAATGTATTGTTACCAGACCAAAGGTTAATCTTCCCATCTTTTGCAGACATATAGAAAATATCTTCAAGACTACCAGACTTTAATCCACCTCTGGAATTATACTTGCCCTTTACCTGAAGATTTTCTAAAGCGTCCTTTAATTCATTAGCATTAACATTCAATTTCATGTTATCCCTCAAATTCTATTTTGTTGGAGTTCAGGAATGCCGTTCCAAATAATATTTGGTGGTGTTCCTTGTCTCGTAGTAAATTGCGTCCCAACAAGATTACCGTTGGTTCGACTTCCAACCAACTCAGCAATATAATGAATTTCACCCTTTACCTTCTTACGGTAACAATGAATCTCTTGCTCAAGTTTTCCGCCCCAATCACGCCATTTTGGTTGCACACCAACGGGTGAGTTATCCACGTATTTTTCTGATTCGTGCGTGATGAAAATTACATCACACGGAAGATGATAAATAGCCATCATCAAATGCTCGAAGGTCTTGTTTCGCGCACCATATTGGAAAGGCATAATCTTTGTGACCACAGTAGGGTTAGGATTGACCTTCAAAATACAGGCTTCAAACCAAGAGTCCACGCCATCAATAACAAAGATTGGTTTTTCTCCTTCATCAATCTTCTCACGAACATACTTGATAAAGTCATGAGAGTTCTTTTCAGAAAGATTAATGTCGGTTACATTTTCTTTAGTCTTTTCAATAGGACAATACACGGTAATTCTATCCGTTGCATCGTGATGTTCAATCCAAGTGGACTGAACACCCATGTCCCAATCTAAAACATAAATTGGACGGTCAGGAAAATCGAGAGCAATACCTGTTTTTCCTGTCTTTGGTTCTCCCCAAATACCCAAAACCATACGGGACTTCTTATCCTGCATCTGTTTTGCTTTATGTGCTTCAAGTCTATCTTTAAATGACCCCGTTGCTGCTTCTGTGTTTTTTCTTTCAGAAAGTCCCATGACTACCACCAATTTCAAATTCTTCGACATTTAAATTCTTGCCGTGGATATCTCCCCAAATATTGAGGATTTCTGCGACTTCTTTCTGTCCGTCTGCTTTATATCTGCATTCTTTTGAGCCAATATGAAACTTAATCCAATATTCGCCTGTTTTCTTTTCGTTTTCTCTGAACGTGATGAAGTCAACATTAAATAAGTCAACAACAAAATTGTTCGGATGTAAAAAATATCTATTTTCTTTAATCATTTTATTTTCCCCCAAAGGGAGGGCTTTGCACCCTATTGAGCGTCATTCAACCGCCACGCTTACACGGTAGTTTAAATCAGAACCAATCGTAGGCTTCTTCCACAACAGGAGAAGCCTCAACGACTGAACCCTTACGCTCAATTACATAAAGGCCAGAAGCATTGATGGTTGCAGGTTCGGTTTCGCCATCAACGGTTCGTTGCGAAGTATTACCGATAACAATAACGGATGAACCGATACCGAAATCAATTTCCATGTGTTCTGGAATCCAACAGGTAACTACGCCATTACCTTCGTAATCAAACTCAGCGTTAAGGTCGGTAATGTTTAGAATCCGGTTTCCGTTGGAAGTCGGAGTCATATTCATGTTACAGACCACGCCATCAGTCACGATAAAGCGTTGATTATATGGCCTTTGCAGATTTTCCATGTGCTTTCGGTCAAGGTCCACAAGAGAAACAACATTGTCCTTCAAAGAATCAACGAGGAAATCTTCGACGTTAAAGTTAGACATGTCGCGGTAATCAGAGTTATCAGGAGATAACGAACTGTTCAAGATAAGACTGTTTAGAGTCGTATCGGTCATTCCGTAAAGATTGCCGTTCTCATTTGGGATAGCGAGGAAGTGAACCCATTCAAACGTATTTGGTGCAAACTCCAAGCATGGATTTCGCTTATACGAGAATGGACGGATTTCCATTTCGCCACCATCAACAGAACCATAAAAGATTCCTTGACGACGGTATTCTTCAGGAGCAAGAGGCTTACCGAAATTCTTGTTTTCAGCACCATTCATGTATCGCTCGGTATCATCAAGAGGAATGTAGTATTGTCCATCATTTCCTTCTTCTGCGCCGGGAGGAAGATTAGTCATAACCTTCTCCTGATATTCACCCTTTCGATATGCCGAAACGGTCCACTTTCCAAGTGCGTTTTGAGTCGCAACTGCAACAATACCCTTTTCTAGAGCATTGTCCACATCGCGGTTATATTCTTCCTTAGCCTTTCGGCGCTTCCAAGCGAGAGTATCGCGTGGTGCTTCAAGACCTACGAAGAAACCAAAACACTTCTTAACGAGAGAATCCCCGCCAGAATTACTTGGTCGCTTCTGAGAACGTCGGTGTTGCATAACGAAACTGCGATAAAGAGCCAAACCCAGAGGGTCGGTCAATTCGTAACCATTTTCGTTACAGATGTTCTCATATTTTTGTTCTGCTTCTTCTTGCGTCATCCCAATGTATTGCAGGGAATCTGCGATTTCTTTTTTAGTTTTTTCATTCATTTTATTCACCTTTAGGTAATTTTTTTGTTTTATACTTGTCCAACCATCCACGAAAGTAATACCTTCGGAGTCATAGTTGTGGACCGCCATTCTGCTTCGCCAATTGCTCTTAGGAACTTAAACTTGATTTTTGGTTCAAGAGTTTTGTTGTTGATTACTGCGTCGTGTAAGCCGATGCAAATTTCTTTGATTGACCTACCTTGGACTAACAATTTCTGCAAGTGCAGAAGGGCGGAATTTTTATTTGTTAATAGTAATTCGAGTCCTTCAGAATATTCTTCTAGACCAATTTCAATTTGCTTTTGAAGTGAGGTATTACTTGCCTTAGCCGCTTGGACTTCAGTAATCGCCCTCCTTAAGTCCAAGGAGCCACCGGCTATAAAGGACGACAATTCATCTTCGCTAAAACGCTCGACTTCCTCTTTCTTCAGAATAGTTTGAAGAACTTCAAGAATTACTTCGTGGCTCAAAGGATTGAACCTGTAATTTGCACACCTACTTTGAAGTGCAAAGATAATTTTATTTCTATCGTTACAGGTAATAATGAAACGAATATTCGAAGAATATCTTTCCATGATTCGCTTAAGAGCGTTCTGTGCATCCGAAGTCATCCCATCCATTTCATCAAGTAACATGATACGGAAAGGAACATCGCCAATAGTTCCACTTTGCGCCACAGATTTAATAGTGGTCCTTACGGTTTCTAGCCGTCGGTCATCAGACGCATTCACTTCAATGAAGTTATCTCGAAAAGCATCGCCAAGCATTGTCTTTGCTAAAGCGATTCCTGCCGCAGTTTTACCATTACCGGGATTGCCGAACAATAATACATTAGGCATATTACGTTCTTCAACCCAAGACTTAGCATCCATTGTGAAGTGTTCTTGTCCGACAATATCGTTTAGATTATTTGGTCTATATTTTTCTGTCCATAGCATTTCATTCATCCTCGTTAAATGTTGTTTTCAATCCTTCAAGAATAAGCATGGAGAGACTTTTTTCAAGAGCAATTTCTGATTCCTCTTCTGTAAGAATCCAATACTCGCCATCCATTTCAGTAAATTGAACAGTAAAGGGGCGGATAAAATAATCTGAATTCCAATCACCAACGCCCCCTTTACCATATTCTATATAAATTTGTCTTAAAGCAAGTTTTACAGTTTTAGATTCTTCATGATTAGCATGAAAAAAGGCCCCATCTATGTGAGAGGGTTCCATCCTAAAAATAAAATCCCAACCATTTACTAGGGTTCCTTCCCAAAGATACTTTCCTTCCTTTTCTACACTAAATACTAATTTTTTATCTTCAATCATTTTAATTCCTCCATTCATCTCTAACAGTCCAAAGAAATCTTCTGTTCTTCGGTCTATTAATATCTTCAGGAACACACCTGAGTTTCTTTTCGTAGTCGCACTTTGCTAATACGTTTGAAGTTACCCGTGTTGACTTTGGTAGCCAACCTTTAGGCATCTTAAATCTCAGCATAGATGTTAAAGTTGAGGTTGGAAGTGGCCTACCTTCTTCTAATATGATTTCAACACAACCATCAACAATCATTTTATTTCGTTTTCTATGTTTTTTAATTTGCATAATAATCACATAAATTTATCTAGCGTCCCTGTATCATAACGAACAGGGTCCGTCTTCTTTCGTCGCTTCTTTTCTCCAATCTTCAGCATACGACATTCTGAATTATTCAGTTTTGTCTTTACCCAATTTTTGAAGTCTTCATCTTTGAGTAACTGTCTCAAGACTCTTTCATCCTTTACTCCTAGTTTTCTACAGATGTAAGGAATCTTAGAATAGTTGAATCTCTTTGGAAAGTTCATTCTTCCAACATGTCCTCCTTCATGAGAATAGGCAAGCATTTCCCAGAAGTAGTCGCTTGACCACCTACGTTTAACATAACCATCCACAAAGATAAGTCTATTTGGATGCATATTTTGGCTCAACCAAGAA